GCTTTATGCGCGTCCAGTCTAATGTCGGGCCTGTTTGGTTTGAGGCCGACAACGACAGTCTTTCCTCCGTAGAACCAGACTATCCGTTCAAGTGGTATTGCCGGAACACTGATCTCGCTGGACTATCAAACGATGGTGAGTTCTACAGCAATCGCATTAGACTAACCGGCACCGGCGACGTTAGTGTGACATCGACAGGCCACGCTTTCCAGATCGGCGATGTTACCGGTACCAACATCGCGATAGACGGTAACGAAATCCAAACCCGCAACAACGGTGCAGCAAATGGCATCATGATCAACGCGGGCGGTGGTAACGTAGCTCTAGGAAACGGCGACAGTGTTGTAAGCGTTGATGGGCATATTGAGCTCGCCGCCGGAAGCCTAAGCAGCCTTCCGTTTTACTTTGAGGGTGACACTAACACTGGTATTTACCGAGCCTCCTCAAACATACTCGCTATAGTTGGTGGCGGGGCTATTCGTGCTCGCTTCGACGCTACAGGCACAAGCACGACCAACGGTCAAACGGTGATGACGAGAGAAAAGGGCGATGCGCGATTCGCTCGTCAGGCTAGTACAACTGGTTCTGTTGACACCTACGGCTTCTTCCGTCACAAGAACCTGAACACAGACCTCAGCAAAGGTGTAGCCTACGCTGGCTCAAACCTAAGGTGGGCCGGTGTGAGTACATCAAACATCAGCTGGTACACTCTCCTAGAGGAAAGCACTAACACTGCACCAAGCGGCACATGGGAATGTCTAAGTGACGTCGAGAGCGTAGGCTCTGCATACTGCGTCGGCCTCTTCTACAGAACATCATAGGAAACATCATGGATTATGCAACAGCCGCCATCCGCCACGCGCGGTACAACGAGTTCGGTACAATCGACCTTGAACTATTCCGTAAACGCGAGCATTTGGATGAAGAGGGCAAGTGGATTCCATTCACAGCTGATCCTACCGACGACGAAGAGCACGGACGCTTGTTATATGCACGCGCTGCGGCTGAACTGGCCGTAGAGGCTTACGTTCTTCCTGCTGTGGAAGAGCTTCGTCAGAATGCTCTCACCAGCCAAGAGGATATCGCAGAAGCCATCATCGACCTCGATCCTTCTAAGGAAGACGAGATCATGGCTTGGGTTCTTGAGAACAAAGTTCCGGCCACCGCTCGCAACGTGTTCCGCGAGATGCGTCCCAAGAAGAAGATCAGAGTGCTCCGCGACGACATCGTGGCACGGGACGCGGACTGGATCGAAGACTTCCTCGCAGCCTACGGCATCAACACACCAGAGGCTGTTGACGCAGTCTTCAACATCGAGGTACAAGAATGACCCTTGAACTACTCTTCTACGTCCTTCTTGGACTGAACGCAGTCATCCATATAGTTGACGTGATCACCACTAACGGTGCTCTCAGCAACGGTGGATACGAGGCCAACCCCATCGTCGCTAAGATGATGGACGTGTGCGGTAAGCTCTGGTGGGCTCCTAAGCTCGCTGTAGCCTATGGTGCCCTTGGGTTCGCATACCTTGAGTTCCCAGAGGCAGGTGAGACCCTGCAACTGGTACTCGTAGCTGGCCTCGCTGTACTGGCGTTCATCTACGCCAAAATCCTGCTCAAGAACTACCGTATCTGGAAAGCATAACATAACCGCCGCTCCCATCCGGGGGCGGCATACCACTCACAACTAACTGGAAACTAAATGACATGTCATCCGACAACGAACTACACAGGGTCTTAGGCGAAATTAGCTCGGACGTTAAACACATCTTGGTGCGCCAAGACAAACAAGACGCACGACTAGAGCGTATGGATTCACGTATTGTACGTGTCGAGAAGTTCCAGTGGAAACTGACAGGCGCTATGGCGGCTGTGACAGCTGCTATGGGAGCAGCACTGAAATACTTTACATAGGAGGCCATCATGGCTAAAGGAGCATCCACCGCCCCAGCAATGGGAAAGCTACATAATAAGCTGACCGAGCTCTTCCTTAAAATTCTCACGAAGTATGAGAACGACCTAGACAGTCTGGAAGATGTCGAGGGAGAATTAATCGATGAACTCGCAGCAGAAGGCGTTATGCCAAGCCCAGCAATGCTGAGCGCTGTAGCGAAGTTCCTCAAAGACAATGACATCACTATGGAGACAGAGACGCTCGACGAGCTCTCGGCTATGGAAGAGCGGCTTGCAGCCAAGAAGAAGGCTCGCCCGAACCTAGCATCCGTGGTCGATCTGCCACTACAGAACAATGGATGATAAAGGCCATCTCCTGCTAACGCCGCAGGAACGCTGGAAGCAGTTGAAGCTGCTACAGGAGAACTACCCTACCTTCGACGAGTTCTTGTACGACGTTATGACGGACCTCATGGGGTTCGACTGTACGGCTAACCAGATCGACATGGGTCGGTATCTATCCGACGGTCCTCAGTACCGCATGATCCAAGCGCAGCGTGGACAGGCTAAGACAACCGTTACCGCAGCGTATGCTGTGTGGCGCTTGATCCATGACCCGTCTACCCGTGTGCTGATCATCTCGTCTGGTGACACCATGGCGAAGGAAATCTCGAACTGGGTTATCCAGATCATCACAGGGATGGAAGACCTGCACTGTATGCTGCCTGACAAGGCTCACGGTGACAGAAGCTCCGTCGCTGCATTCGACGTGCACTACGTCCTCAAAGGACCAGAGAAGTCGCCTAGCGTTGCCTGTATGGGTATCACGGGCAACATGCAGGGTAAACGTGCAGACGTGCTTATCGCGGACGACATCGAGTCAGCGAAGAACTCTATGACTGCGGAGATGCGGGAACGCATCACACACCTCAGCCGAGACTTCACATCGATCAACTCCAAGGGCGACATCATCTACCTCGGTACACCGCAGTCTGTAGACTCAATCTACAACGGTCTGCCGGGACGTGGCTTCGGTATCCGTATCTGGCCGGGACGCTACCCTACAGCGAAAGAGCTCGACAACTACGGTAACTACCTAGCGCCGATGATCCGCAACGCTCTTGAGAGAGACCCTAGCCTACAGACAGGCGGCGGTATAGACGGCACACGAGGTAAACCTACAGACCCGGTTCTACTGGGCGAGGAAGTCCTCGTCAAGAAAGAGATCGACCAAGGCGCGTCGTACTTCCAGCTACAGCACATGCTGGACACACGCCTCTCTGACGCTGAGCGCTTCCCGCTCAAGATCAGCAAGATCGCCTTCATGAATATCAGTCCTAATACGACCCCTGTTCAAATCTATCAGCAGGTAGCCCCTGCTAACGTCATCCAAGCCCCATCCACGGACTACCCCGTGACATCTAAGATGTACCGTGTAGCCAGCTTCTCCAACGAGTTCGGAGCCTTCCAAGGCACCTATATGTACGTTGACCCTGCTGGTGGCGGTCAGAACGGAGACGAGACAGCCTACGCTGTGACGAAGTTTTCAGCCGGTAAGGTATACCTCGTTGACGTCGGCGGCGTTCCCGGTGGTCTAGGTGACGAGTCAATGCAGGCTCTTACAGAGATCGCTAAGAAGTGGAAGCCCGAAGAGATCGGTATCGAGGAAAACTACGGTAAAGGTGCACTTAGTAGCACGTGGAGGCCCACGCTGTTCAAGGAGCACGCTTGTCACGTAGAAGACATCTGGGAAAGCGGCCAGAAGGAACTCAGGATTATCGACACCCTAGAGCCCGTTATCGGGTCAGGACGTCTGGTCGTTGAGGAAGAGCTTATCGAGAAGGACTGGCAGTCGGTACAGAAGTATCCTGCTGAGCGTCGTCATACATACAGCTTCTTCTGTCAGCTAGAGAAGATCACGCGTGAACGCGGAGCTCTGTTCCACGATGACCGTATTGACGCCGTAGCTGGCTCTGTCCGTAAGTGGGTTGAAGACCTGCAGCAGGACGACGAGGCAGCGGCACTAGCAGCACAAAAGGCAGCTTATGAAGAGATGATGAAGAACCCGCTGGGTAACGGTAGACCCGTGCCCGGACACCACCCCGGCTATTCCAGCCAACCAAACATGACCACAGCAATTGCGTCTCTACGGAAACGCTGGTAATATAGGAGCAGACCCATGGCTAAGAAGTCAACCACTGCAAAACCAAAAGTCGTAAATGAATCTAAACTCGTACTTCCGCAGGACATCGGAGGCTTTACTGTAAACTTCCGCCGGGAAGCTGCACGCAGCGTAGGCCGGATCATGGCAGACGGACAGAAGCTCGAAGTATTCCTTGAACTGCTCGACGTATTCAAGCAGTACGCGATCGATCGATTTGAGCATCAAGAGGTAGTGATGCAGAGAGCTCTGGCGGACAAAGCCGAGAAGCTGCGGAAGGCCCAAGAACAAGCTCTACGTGACGCAGACTCCGTGGTAGCAAGCAAACGTGCAACTGTTGCACATCTACAGAAACAGATCGACGCGCACGACGCGAAGATGCAGAAATTGGAGAAACCAGAATGAGCCTAGAGAACTTCCTAAAGAACATCTTCAAACCACGTGCCTCTAAGGCTAAGGCGGCACCTAAGGCCGTGAACCTAGACCTGATCAAGCAGTTCGAGGGTTGCCGTCTGGTGGCCTACAAGTGTCCAGCAGGTGTGTGGACTATTGGCTACGGCCACACCCATACAGCGAAACCGGGTCAGCGCATCTCTCAGGCACGTGCAGACGAACTGTTGAAGCACGACATCAAGTGGGTCGAGCGCACAGTAGAGCAAGCTGTCACAGTGCCTCTCACAATGAACCAGAAGGCCGCTCTGTACTCCTTCATCTACAACGTAGGTGCAGGTGCATTCCGTTCTAGCACGCTTCTACGGCTCTTAAACCAAGGCGACTACACGGGCGCACAGAAACAGTTCCAGCGTTGGAACAAGGCTGGCGGCAAGGTTCTTCGTGGATTGACTCGTCGCCGCAAGGCTGAGGCTAAGATGTTTGGTAAGCCCGATGTCTGATCCTAAACCAGAGCAAAAGGTTGAGAAGACCTATAAGCGCGAAACTGCGCACGCTATGTTAGCTGTGTATTTCGGGCTCCTGATCGCAGGTGTATGGAGCGAGGCTGCAGCCGCACAAGCTGCTGCCCTCTGCCCGTACGCCTTTACATTCGCTGGATTGGCCTTCGGTATGGACGCTTACTCCAAGCAGATCAAATGAAACGCTTCTTAGCTATTGCAGCTATCGTACTTAGCACCCTACTAGGAGTATTCCTAGTGGGGCGTAAGTCGAAGTCCGATGCTCAGAAGGTTGAGAAGCTACAAGATGCAATCGAGATGCAGGAAAGGATAGCAGATGTGGAAACCAATACTACTCGTGACGCTGCTCTTGAGCGCTTGCACGAAAACTCCCAGCTCAGGGACTGAAATTATATGTGAGATACCTCTACCTACGGTATCTCGCTCCGATACAACCGAAACCATAATCGAGGTGGACAACTTCTCCGCGAAGTTCCGCGCTGCCTGTAACCTATAGGAGGTAGCGATGCCCAGAACAAACATTAAAACCGGCACCGTTACGGTCGGAGAGTCTTTCGAAGAGCTCCCGATCTACGCGAGCAACGTAGTTACTATATTTTCTGCTGGTACAGACCTGTACGTCTGTGCGGGTGTCACAGATGTAGCGGAAGCCAGTGACGCGGGTTCTTTCTTACTGCCAGCTGGCGCTGCGCTTGAGATGCAGCCCGTGCCTAACGGACCTCTATATGTAAAGGCGGAAACGGCTAGCCCCGTATCCTTCTGGTACGCATAATGCCCGTATGGCCCGGATACGACGTGAACAACTTCGTGTTGGATCACAGACTTTATTTCGTTGACTACAACGACACAAGTACAGCTTCCTCTCCCATTAACTTGGTGGCGGATACATGGACGGACGTGCCCAATGACGGTCTAGGCGCGTTCAGTAACACAAATTATCTACCGGCAGATGTCTCAGGACATCTTGACAGCAATGGCTACATCGATTTAACAGAGCTTCCGATCGGTTCTTCTATGTTCGTTAGACCCGACTTTACTGTAACTCCAAGCGTAAATAACGCCGCACTTGCGTTTCGCTTTAGTCTAGGTACAGGTGCAGGGTCTTATACGCTAGAGAGCGACAGCGGACGTCTCGACCTCGGCGCTGGTATCCCCTACCGCAGAGCTCTGGACGCTAAGTACATCTACGTGGGCGACAGCAATACACGCGACAACCCCGTGAAGCTACAGGTTAAGCTGTCAAGCGCAGGTACTTTAGTTAATGCCGGTATGGTGTTGGAGGTACGCAGATGACAGTAGTAATTTATAAGGACGAAGCTGCTAACGCTATCTTCGTGGAAGATAACAACGGCGCGCAGTTCCTCAACAACCTGCACGCTTTTATGGATGATCCGGCAGACACTACGATCAATATCCAAGACAAGGCTAAAGACAACCTCATTCACTACCAAGTAGAGTTCGACGAGTTCGTAGACGAAGTCGGAACCAGCTACGGCGCTGACGCAATTGAAGTTACTAACGAGCTCAATGCGATCTTTAGCGCCTCTGGTGGCGGCAGTGGTGCCCCGGTAATTACATCAGCCACTACCATCAACATGACTCAAGGAGACGTGCTGAACTACGAGCTAGTCGCTACAGGCGGCGTAGGCTTTGAGTGGGACAGTCTGCCGTCAGGTATCACTACCGTAGAGGGCAACGTACGTAAGCTGATCGGCGGAAGTGCGCTTGTTGCAGGTGTCTACACCTTCACAGCCACTGCTCTGAACTACTTCGGTACAGATTCCGAGACGATTACGCTTAACGTGTCTACCCCGCCGTACTCTAACACTAAGAGCATCAACTTCCAGAACCAAGACTACCTCGGCGCTAACGCCAGCGTGGTCGATGGTATTCTCGGCAGAGCCTCTAATGGCTCCGGTTCCGGCGATGCTTGGTCGATCTCTATGTGGTTCAAGGGCAGCAACAACAGCCAAGGTCAGACGATCTTCTACTTCGGAGATCAAGATACAGTTAACCAAGGCTATATTCAGTTGATGCAGATCAACAGTAGTGGTAACAAGCTCTTGAGGCTAAAATACGGCTCTAATGGCAACAATCTGCGCTTGCAGACGCCTGCTGGCAGCATTTCGCCCGGTACGTGGCAACATATCCTCATTACATACGACGGAGGCACCACAGGTGCAGGTTCCACGACGACTGAGCTTAATTCGTACTACAGTAGATTCAAAATCTACATAGACGGCGTGCTACAGACCACGAATAACAGCAACAGCAACTACGGATGGACGCAGGGCATTGATCCTGACAACTTCCGTATAGGTCGTTTCTCTTCTGGAAACTACATGCGCGACTGTCGTGTGGATGAATTGGCTCTCTGGGGCTCAGATCAGTCCGGTAACGTGTCGGACATCTACAATTCCGGCGTTACGCACGATTTAGAAGAGCTGACGGACTCCCCTAGCCACTACTGGCGCATGGGAGACGGCGACAGTTATCCTACAATCGAGGATAAAGTCGGCACAGCGCACTTCATCATGTATAACATGACAGCTGCGGACATCGTCACAGACGCTCCGTAAGAAACCACTGCTTAATATAAGGCTCTCTCAGGCCCGTACAGCCCCTCTAGGCTATGTCGGGTGCTGAGGGAGCTCTACACGCGCCCTCAGAGGCTCTCAGGAGCTCTCAGAGGGTATTTACGCTATGGCGTATAAGTCATGAACTTGCGCTACGGCGTAAAGCACAGAATAGAACGTAAGGAGGCACCATGCCTAGAGAAGAATCCATCAAGAAGATTAAAGAAGCCGCAGATTTGCTTGCAGCTGCTATCGAAGACAACGCTAAGCCCGGTGTTCTCGCCGATAAGGCTCTGATCGACTGTCAATCCGCTAGTATGTTCGCTGTGAAATCTCTGTTCCCTGAGGGGTAGCTCCGATGTCACGCTACGATCCCAAGAACCCAGACGACCTACAGCCGATCGACTACGTTATGACGGCGTTAGAGAACGCGCTGTACTCCGGTATGACACTGGAAGACGTCGTAGAGCTCGGCACATACGCGAAATCGATCGCAGCCCTCGACCGTGCTATCAGCTTATTCAGCTGTAACTACCAACCAGAGGACTTCAAACATGACGAAGCCTACCTTATCAGATTTACCAACAGGACTGGACCCCAACATGAAACGTGATCCATTGAAAACTAAGCGCCGGGTGCGTATGGAAGCAGCAGAAGCAGCTGCTAAGAAGGCAGCTAAGGCTGAGAAGAAAGCTAAGGCTAAAGCAGTTGAAGCCAAGGCTGAATAGCAGCATTGAGCAGTTGAACCCTCGTGTGGAAATACCCGTTATAAAAAAATGGTATAGAAATGCGAGGGGGCATCTATCAAATCCCGCGTTCCATTTTCCCCCATAGCCCCTTGGAATATCCGAAGATGAACTCACCAGATCATTGTGCGTTTGT